CCGTACGAATTTGTGTCAGCTCTTTCAGTGCAGCAGTTCGATCGGCTGCAGGCTGTGTAGTTAGGTCGCCCTGCTCTATCTGTAGCTCGGCGGTGACTAACTTGTCAAATGCCTCGCCGTATCGCGCCTTCTGGTCAACGTCTGTGAATTCCAACTGTGAAGGCGGATAGAACCCGCCAATGCGATTTTGCCGTTCCTGCGCTGCAGTCTTGACGGCTTCGCCCATTACTCGCGCTGCTGCTCTGGTAGGCGTAGTCGCGCCTTCGACATCTACTGACTCTAGTTTTGCCTCATCTAGAACAGCCTCTGCTTGTTCTGCCGTCTGACGAACTTGTTTAGCTTTCTCACGGCGTGCCTGCGCTGGCCGGTCAACGACTTGCGGCGTGTATCCGGTAAATATATCACCTGTTCTAGCTTGGACTTCCTCAGTCGTCTCTGGTACTGGTGGTCGCTCAAGCCTGCTGTCAATAGGAGTTCGCTGAGAAAGGTCTACGTCTTTCTCTGGCAGGGGTTGGAAACCGCCGCGCTCGCGTCGTACAAGCGGCAACGCCTGCTGCCCCGGCTGACGGGAGACAGTTGGTTGTGTCTGCGGCTGCTGGAGATCAAGCTCTTGCTGAACGCCAACTTGTTCGCGGAGCTGCTCAAGTTCACCGGGCTGCGTTAATTGAAGCGACTGCTGCCCACCCTCTTCCAGAACTGCCCTCTCGGTAGCAGACTGCGGTCGTCGGCCTAACGGATCGACTGGACCGGCCATCTCGTCCGGAGGAATGAACGGACTCTCACCACCTGTACCAAACACTTCCTCAAAGGAAGCGGGGGGTGCTGGCGGTAGTCCCGTCTCATCGAGCGGGTCTTGTACCGGGGGCGGTGGCTCGGGCTGCGAACTACGACCAGCGATGGCTGCGACGCCACCACCGAAGATACCACCGAGTGCGCCTTCTTCCAAGCCAGCGCTTAGAACGTCTTGTGATAACGCTCGGTCTTCGTCGTATAGTTGGGCTGCAATGTTCTGTGCGTACTGCTCTGCAGAACCCTGCAAGCCTTCCTGCGGTGCTTCGATAGCGTAGCCACGTCCGAACCGCTGGATAATGTTTCCGTTTGCGCCCTTCGTAAAGAGCGGCTCCATGTACCGGCCAGCGACCGCCGAGATAGCTGCAACGGTTACGCCCCCAATAAGCGGGGCCAAGCCCTGTGCCTCAGCTATAAGCTTCTGGCGGGCCTGCATAGGGTCTTCGCCGTTTTGTAACATCTGCGCATAAGCTTGCGAGTTGGCGGCGAGTTCCTCGTCAGACTGCTGCTCAATGTCGTTTGCAACAGCATTCTGGATACCGCCAAGCGACATAGCACCCTCGGTAGCGCCCATATACGTAACGGCTTCATCGGCTAACCCGATCCTGCTCAGCCCTGCTGCACCTAACAGCGTTACCAAACTAGGTGGAGCCATACGGGCAAGTTTTAGGCCGATAGCCGAGGCCGTCTCGCCGGGGCTACCTTGGAAGATCGTCTGTTCCGGATCAAGCGTGAAAATCTTTCGCTCGATCTGTGCTTGGGACTCTGGAGTCAGCGTGCTATGAATGTCCTTAGCCGACTGCTCGAAGCCCTGTCGGATACCTTCAGCTCCACGACGTATGTCGCCAAGCATCTCACGCCCAACGCCGGGATCGATCGCTTGCTCGGCCTGCCGCGCTCCGTACTCTACTGCTCCGGCACTGAGCGAACCTACGTCACGTAGACCTGCACGAAAAGCAGTACCCATCTGACTGCGTTCTTCCTCAACAGGAGCGGCAGCGGGAATCCCCCGCATTGTCTCGTCGTAGGCAGAAAGGAAGTCTGTGCCGGGGTCGGCACCGGCTGCGTTTTGAACAGGCAGGGCTAACCTAGGAGACGGAGGTGCTTGCGACTCGCCGATATCGATCGGGTCATACGAAAGCTCCTCTCCGAACAGTTGCTTGTACTGCTCCTCAAAGGTTGCCATTTTTATCTAATCCCTAGACTTTGCTTCACCCGCTCTAAGTCGCCTGCTTGGTAAGCGTCGAAGATGTCTTCGATAATCTGATTATCAGGGATGTTCTGTGGCGAAGTTCTGATCCGTATCTGTGCCATCACGTTTGCCAAGTCCCGCGCTACCGCTGGATCGGTCATGCCGTATTCCATCACAAGCTCATCACGGAAAGTGGCTTCGGATGCTCGAAGGTCAGCATTAGTCATGCCGCCTGTTCCACCAGCATTGATCGCTCGTATGCTGGCAGCTTCGGCGTTTATCCGTGCGGTTTCAGATGACGCGTTACGGTATGCAGCCATACTCTGTGCTTCCGGCTTGTCAACTTCCTCGTACTTCTGGCGCTGGAATGACTCGTCTCTCCAGTCCTTGGTCCATGCCAAGAATTTGTCTGGGTCCGCGAAGTTGGCAAGCGTAGCAGCGAGGTACTCAGGCGTAATGACTTGCGGCGTTCCCTGTGGTTCGCCAGTCTCCTCATTTAGTCCAAGTGTTACAAGCTGCCCCTCTTGGAATCCGAATTTGACGTCGGCCCCATTCGGAAAATACTGATACGCAGCTTTGAGCGCACGTGCCGCACCTTGCTGATTACCTACCTGAAGCATAGCAGCCGCCTGTTGGCCGTAGCGGTTAAACCCAGCCTGCTGCATCGCGGTAACTTCGTCCTGTGCTTCGCGCTCAGACTTGCCTTGTAGCATCATGTCTCGTACTGCCTGCTGTCGATACTGTACCCAATCACGGGTATTCATCGAAGGCATGTCGTCGGGCATCATGTCGATGCTGCCTAGCTGAGATGCAGACTCATCAGGAGTAGGTTCGCCGACAAAAGGCTCCGACTGAGGGGCAGCAGCACCACGACCCGCCGGGGGGGTGACAGGCGTGGACTCCTCAGCCGGAGCTGACTCAGCGATAGCCGCAGCTTCTGGCGTACTTGGTATCGCCTGCTCCGGTTGTTGTTTGTCTCTATAGTATTGGCCCGCCCACCCACCTGTTAGGGCGTTGCCAAGGTCAGAGGCAGCGCCAAGCGTTCGCACTCCGAGGTCGCCTAAGAATGATGCGTCTTCCCCAGAATCGAGTTCCATGCCGAAACGAGTCCGGTAATCCTCAGTAGGGGTCGTGCCGGTCTGTACCGCAGTGGCACCTAATACCACCGGAGCGGCTGCTCGACCTGCCCAATTAGCGCCACGGCGCACCGCGCCCGCAGCTCTTGCTGCTCTTGATGGCGCAGCGGCAGCAGCCTGCTCGGCCTCGAACGCAGCTATATTACGTGCCCGTAGGTCATCATACTGTGACGCAACCGTACCACCATCAGCATACTGGGCTGGCATGGGGGCTTGCATTCCTTGTAGCTGTTGCATACGGTCGGTGCCGGTGTTTATCGCTTGCCGGGAAGCACGAGCGCCTTGCGCTTGCTGTCTCCCTTCCTTACCAAACCTGTTACGAATCGTCTGGAAAAGGTTGAACTCGTATGGGTCATGCAGCGAGCCGAAATCAGTCGGCGTCATGCCATACTCGTCCTCATACGCAGTAATCCTATTACGTCGCCCGAGCCGTGCTTCTGCTTCGTCGCCAAGGGATGCGTCAATCGCCTGCCTGCGCTGGCCTGCGTCCTGCATCTTGGAACGAAACTCGGCCCCCTGCTGGAAGCCTCCTACTAGATCACCTAAACCGGCCATTATGCGGCCTCCTGCTGTGCAGCGGGTGTGTGGTACTTGTCAATAAGCCGCTCGAAAAACTCCTCGCCCTTAGCTCGTACAACATCAGCGGGGATGACAAACTCACCCTCTGACAGTTGTGCTGGGACTGTATCGTCAATGCCCGAGCCATCGCCCATGCCCATCTCTGGTACAGGACCGTCGTTGTTGAACGGGATTGCCTGATTGACGTTACCGCCATCAGCGAGGCCGGGGAAGGCCATACCACCGATCGCACCAATGCCTTGCAGTGTACCGGCACGTTGGGCTTGCTTCGCGTTGTATTGGTCCATCTGGTTCTGGTAGTTGCCGGTCTGGATACCTGCGGCCTGTCCGAAACCGCCCAATGCCTGCCCCGAGAATCCAAGAGAAGAACCAGCGGCGGCTGCTCCAGTGTTTGTAGTCTGGTTTGCGCCGCCAATCGCAGCAGCACCGGTGCCTGTCGCACCGGCATATCCTTGAGCTGCTTGGGTCGGTAGCCCCATGCCTAGGTTGATCGCATCGCCACGCATCGCTCGGCCAACGTCTTCTACTCGGCGAGTAGCGTTAGTACCGGCTTGGGCTGCAGTAGCGGCCTGTGCTGTCCGAACCCCTATGTCAAGCGCTTGGCTTCGTGTCTGGGACGGATCGATACCGTAACCCTCAAGCCGCTGCATCGCGTTTCTGCGCTGTGCGTCAAACTGTGAGTTGACGTCGGCGACCGCACGGCCTTGCTCTTGCTGGCGGCGGGAGGTTGTGTCGTATCCTTGAGCTTCCTGTATGAAAGCATCTTGCAGTGGTTTGAATGTTTCTTCGTAGCGAGCCCGGTCTTCTTTGGCAAACCTCGCTTGGTCTTCCATGGCAGGAAGCTGAACGCCGAGAACTCTGTCAAGAGTCTCCCGGTTCATCGTGTCTTGTTCACGTGCCCAAGCCAATTGCTCCCGTGCAGTCTCCTGCTGCATTTGAGCTATCTCGGTGCTGGCGTCCGCTGATGCAGAAAGATCAGGCGGCGGCGGTGGATCTGAACAACACATACTCGTTCCTCATAGCTTTTTGGAGTAGTACAGCGCAACGGGCGCGTAACCTTTCCTCTCCAAGAATTTCCCAATGTCAGGTCCGCCAGCGGGAGCCTTACTGCTCATACCGACGTACTTACATCCGAGTTGCTTGAGGCAGTGTTCGGCATACGTTAACAGTCTCGAAGCGGTTCCGCCGCCCCGGTGCGCCTTCGTAAAGAAGAAAGCGTCTTCTCTTGCAGTCATCATACCCTGTGAGTGCATATCACGGAATATGTAATACTGCAAGTATCCTATCATTTTTCCGTCTCTACGTGCAGTGAATACGACGAATTGGTTTTCCTTTTCCGACCATATGTACCGCCGATAGTCTGGGTCAAATGGTGACTCCAAGTACAGTGTCTCGGTTTCTTGGAAATGTTCAGCATGTAGGATACGAAGCTCTTCGACCATATCGGCGATGCGCTCATGTCCAAGTTTTGCGCCATTGTAGTCCTCTACTTCAAACCCATAATATTTAATCACGCTGCCCCCGAGGTTACTCCGCCGCTACGATGGCTTGATATGCTGCTATCTGCCCGTCGAGTTCAATCTGTAGTTGAGCGAGTTGGGTAGCGTCGGCGGCGGTCCACATATCGCCCGTATCTCTCCGAAACTCCATCGCCGCAATAAGTCGGCGCTTAGAATTGATGTTCTGTAATATGATCGCTTTGAATCCCGCGTTGAGCGGTTCAAGCTTTTGTTCGATGGACGACTGTATATCTTCAGCCATTGCAGTGGATACTGCGGCGACGAGCGTTGGTTTGATTACGTACCACCCCACCGGGGCCAGTATGCCGCACATTCCAATTATGGATGCGAGGGCACTGACCCCGATGGACTTACGTTCGTCTTTAGAGATCATCGACGTATCAGAGAACGCCGGGACTATCAGGAGTCTTGCTGACTCTGGCAGCGACGTACGAAACTACTGCGGCGATGACGAAAGGAACGGCACCTCCATCAGCAGTCGCAGCGTTACTGAAGAACGACTCCACTACGGCCAGAACGTCAGCCGGAACAAAGTTCATCACGATGTATGTGATCAGTCCGGTAACGCCTGCCTTCGTGGAAGTACGAAGCGATGCGAGCAATGAGAACATACCTATTTTCTCCTCTTCTACCAACAGTGGTAAACCTAGTTTCTTACGCTTCTTGTTCTTGCGACGAATCTTTCTGGCGTGTCGCTTCTCTTCCGAGAAGGGTCTGTTTGCGATCCACCATTTCGCACCGAACTTGAGCGCTTTAAATACAATCGGATTCATATTACATCAGAGTCCCGGCTCATACCAGCTAAAATGCACGTGTAGGAGGCCAGCACTAGAGGTTAAATTTGTAGTTCGGAACAAGTAATCGCCGGGAGCTATGATAAATTCTTCTACTGTATCTGTAAGACCTGCGGCACGACCACCACCAGACCCACCAAGAGCCAGCCAGTCTTCAATGAGAGTTCCGGGGTCCGACACCGTAGGGGCTGTCAGCAGGGAATTAGCCGAGACGAGCGAGGATAGCTGGTTATGGTTAACTGGAGTGACGGGAGTGCCACCAGAGTAAGCCGGTGCTGAGTATGCTTGCAACAGCGTATTCACATTCGCATCTGCACGGAAACGGATATGTGTAACCCCACCGACAACTAGAACTATGTTGTTTATTTCGCCGTTCGTAACGCTAGTGTCTATGAAGCTGGCGGAGAAGTACTGCCCTATATGAATTCGAGCATGTATCTCATCGGATACAATGACCCCGTTACCGTGAGGGCTTTTATGGAAAAGGCTCATACTAATTCCTCAGCGGCATGAATTAAAAACCCCGCTGCCCGATTATTCCACCCCCATGCAAACTCTGCTTGGGTTGGGTCTTTCGTAACCAGCTTACCATATAGCTTAATCCTGTATGCGATTACCTTTAGGAACAACCGCATCGGGTCGATCGTATTGACCGCAAACAGTGTTTTTTGCCCGATAACCCCGTCAGCCTTGACACGGGCAGCGAGTTGGAGCCACTTGGTTGCGCGGCGGGGGCCATGATTAACCCCGCAGTCAATGACAAGCGCACGTAGTTCCTCGTCGTCAATAAGGTCAAACTTCGGCCCGTGAATATACATCTTCAGGTAGAACACCCTAGCAGCCGTCTCAGAGAGGGATTGGATGTCCGCCTTCGATGCCGGGTGTCCGAGGTAGTCTGACCACGCTTTCTGTGTAATGCCCCACTTCGTCGGCCCGCCCCGGTCGTTCGGGCGATCGGTGTACTTGTCCCATCCCTCACGCTTGAGAATTTCTGTAATGATCTCGTTCATACTGACTGTACTCCTGCTGCAACAGCGTGAGCGCGGATGCGGGCGTCTGTCAACTGTGCGGCGTCATATAGTGCAACGTGCCCCATGATCTTTAGGCCGTTCGACGTAACCGGAGTGGCGTTACCTAAATAGGTATTGATGCTACTGCCGCCCGTAGGTTCAGTCGTATATGACACCCGACGAACCATCACTCCGTTAATGAAGAAGTCGATCGTATTCGCTGTACCGTCCTTACGAGCCGCTAAGTGCTGCATGTTGTACTGCTCAATGCTTGGGCCGGTTACGATCGTGTTCACGCCTGCGCCAGACTCCCATTGCACCGATAAGTTGCCAGATATAACTTGGAAGATGAGCTGTACGTTAGTTGCTTCTGTCTCGCCGCTGACGACGTTACCGAATATCATGAAAGCCGTGGACTGTGGTACGACTAGCGCCTCAATTGTCCAGTCACCATTCATCGGGACTGTTATGCCTGCCACTCCAGATATTGATGCCCCGTCCGCAGTACCTGATCCCCATAAAGGATGAGTTACCGCTGTGTCATCAAGCGTGGAGTAGTCTAACGTTACTCCGCTGACGACCGTCATATCGTAACCACCGCCGCTGCTGTCGGCGATCGTAGTCCCAGCCGTCTCATCACATATGTAGTATAGGCTCGGAGAGTCAGCAAGGATCTCTGTCTCTAGTGAGTTAGCCGCCCCGCCTGAAGGGGTAGCCCACGTAGGAAGTCCGCTGGCAAGTGTAAGCACCTGCCCATCTGTACCAATGCCTAGCCTAGTCATCACGCCACCGGCCTGATAGAGCATATCACCGTTAGTCGTAAACACAGAGCGCAGTAAATACTGTGTATGGTCATCGTCGGGGAGGCCGGTTAATGCCCCGTGGTCCGTAACACCCCCGCCACCGCCGCCAGCCGCCGCAGCCGCCCATGTAGCCGCGCCGTCCGCATACGTCAAGACATAACCGTCTGTGCCATCAAGCGGAACTTCGATAAACGGGGGGCGCACAATCTGCGTGCCGCGAACGTTTACTATGTCGAGGTCAACGAGTTCTTCGAGTCGTACGAAGCTGGCGAGCAGGTCTTTAGTTCGACGCTCGTGAATCTCCAGTGCTTCTTTCATCTGCCGCAGTGCGACGGTATGAGACTCGACTGTATCTCCCGGCGACGGTAGTGAAGGGTAACGTCGGGTTGCTTTTGTCGTCCCTTTAGGCATTAGATCGTGGCGAGCCCTTTCGCCGTCTCCGCTATTTGCATCGAGTACATCGAGGTGTTGCCGAAGAACTCAAACTGCCAGATGTCAGCTTTGAACCCTGTCGGCAGTCTATAGATACGGTCGGTTACGAGTACCTTGTCAAATACAACTTGGTCCCGTGCCCATATTACCGTGCGGATGCCGCTGACACTTGTTGAGAGTGCATTCAACGGGTACAGCGGACCACCGCCTAACGGCGCTCTATTCTCGGGCTCAGTCCAGTCAGCAACTTGGTCCGGATGCTGCGACCCGCCACCGAGCGTGTGACCTGCAAGTGTGTTGAGTGTTGGTATCGTCGCGGCAAACCGAAGGGTGTTGTATGGCCCGTAGTATCCAGTGACGTCGGCTGACACATCAACGTCTGCAAAGTCCGCATTTACCCGGAACGCACCAAAGTTCACTGGTTTAGGTAGCTGGTATTTCTTAGACTTCCAATGCCAGTACAATCGCTCGGAGTTCTCAACATCCCAGTTCCATGCACGTGTGCCGTCGAGGATCAGAACGTTACCTGAGTATCGGTCTGTCTCGATACCCACTACGTCGATGAAGCGATCGAGTTCTACCAGCTTAGTCTGTGGTTCCGTAGGGTTGAATACAAAGCCAAACGTCTGGCTGTTGAATGCGATGTATTGCAATCCAAGCTGTGCAGCAAAAATCTCTGACGGGTTGTACGTAGCCCACTCCTCTTTTGTGAGGATGTCCTGCGTTATCACCTGAACACCATTCGAGTTCGCCAGCACCAATCCGTTTAACGAGGGGTAGTAGGCTCCAGCGACCGTGGCTACCATACCTCGTCGTGATAGGCATGGCTCGACAGCATCCATCTTCGTTGTAGTAAATGCAGCGGGTGAGGTGCCTTGGCCGAAGTATGGCTGAGACTTGGTTCCGATGATCAGAGTCGATCCCCACACAACTAAGCCAACGATCGGAAACTCAGTAGAGAGTTCGTACTGCGCAGGCCATGCGTGAGGGCGGTATGGTTCAGAGAACACAAGCCGCCGACCAACCCACCCGACTAGGTATCCGTTCGGCATAACGACAAACCCTTCAAGGTCAGTCGGTGGCTCGATCCATGTCTCGGACTCTAGTACATTGTTCGACGCTACTGTCGTATCAATGTCAGTATCGTTGTATGACGCGTCGGCTAGGTCAACCTCGGCTACGAAAAAGAATACCGATGAAACTTCACCGGGCACTGTACGGTATATCTTCTTCGTCGTGATGCTGCGGTTAGCTGAGTCGGGGACGCTCGTATCCATGCCCGAGAGTGCCCACGTACCCTCATCGCCAGAAACTAGCGTAGGGGGAGAGGGCGGGCCTTCCTCACCGAACTCACTAACGAACGTGTAGACATACGCACGAGTCTGGTCATCATAGACGTTCGACGCAGGTGTCACAGTTGGCGCATTGGTCGGCGTTGGTATACCTAAGTAGTACTCCGCTGAACCCGCCTGAATTCGATACGACGTGTTGTATTTCGGTCGGCCTTCGCCAGCCCAATAATATCGATCGTACCCGTCGTTAATGATCGGTGAACGAACTACGTCTACGTCACGGCTGTCAAACGTGAGCCATGTGTCTTCGTACAGGCCGTCATTGTCAACGACCCGGAACGCTCGGCGTACGTCGATGTAATCGAAGAAGTCAGCTTCCTCACGTAACGCACGAAAGCCGCGCAACTCGCCCTGCAGTAGTTTTGTATTACGGGCAACGGTAGCGGCCATCGGCGGGAGCAGTCGATCCGACGTACGGGGAATGAGCCCCTGAAACCCTTCTAGTTTGATGCCTGCCATTATGCCGGGTTCCCTGTAACTGTCACTGAAGACGCCTCAAAGAAACGTTCCCAGCTTTGGTTATTAGCCTTCGTTGGGGTTTCTCGTTCTGTCCAAGTCTCGCCATCGGGGCTAGTGACAATCCGATACGTCGCGCCTGTAGATGATGGTGCGTTACTACCCGCAATGAACAAGCCGAAGGCAGAAACCCACTCAATCTTCTTCAGTCTGATAGACCCATCTGAATACCTAGTTGTGCAGGCTCCGTCAGCGGTTGGAGATGATGCTATTTTGATCACGCCGCCCCATACCCAAATGTCGTTTTCTGGGCTATAGGCACAAGCGCTTATGCCTCCAATACCTGCGTTGTTGCTACTGACCGACCACGTACTTGTCGGGTCTGATGTGTAACGAGGGAAGAAATCACCCGGAGGTGCGCCGCCAGCTTGAGTGGAGCTAACAGCTAACTGGTCAGTCGCAGTATTAAGTCCGCCAGCGATCATCAGCTTACCTGTAATCGAGTAACACGAACGAGGTGTGCTTCCCGCACGGCCACCGCAGATAAATATCTCTCTGTCAGTGTCCCAAATGACCGTGTTCCAGTCACAGTTATTCGGCATGTTGTGGAGGGTCCAGTTAACTCCGTCCTCGCTCCATGCGGCGGCATTAGTCGTGCCGTGCCCAACCATAAGGAACAGGCCGAGAGTCGGGGACCACGCAACGTCTGACCAAGTTATAGAGGCAGAAGGCGGCGTCTCGTCAGTCCATGTTTGTCCAGAATCATCACTCGCCCACATGCCATTCTGGAAAGCAATGATCGCTAAATTAAGTGTAGGTGAATAAGCCCCACCGCCTTGACCGATAGAGCCGAGACTAGGCGTAGTCGCTAATGTCCAGTTAATGCCATCAGACGAGTACATCACCTTCTGTGTGTCGCCAGAGGTAGTGCCGGAATCAACCGCCAGCACTATGGTGCCACCTGAAACACCAACAATATTAGAGGCCGCTGCCTCAGTGCCGAGTTCGCTTACGGCAACTACGTAGTAATCATAAGTACTAGGCAGTGCGATAGTTGTATCGGAATACGTTCGAGGGTTCGCGACTAACACAGTCGTAAGTAACGCATAGGTTCCAGAATCTACGCTGCGGTAGATGCGGTATGACTCAACAGGAGAACCGCCATCACCGGCAAGTGCTTCAGTCCATGACAGGTCAATCTGCGTGCTTCCGACAGCAGCTCCAGTCAAAACGACCGCCCCCGGAGCAGCTCCTAACTGCTGTTGCGGGAAGCCTGCGGTGAGAGTATGTACAACGACCGAACCGGCATCGAGTGCCACTGCAGTCGTGTCTTCTTTTGCCCTCTCTATTGTAAATACCGCCCCGTTTACTTCAGTAACGTATGCGATCTCAGTACGTTCGCCATTAGCTGCTGCGAGGACGATAGCAAATATCTCGTCATAGGTTGCATCCAACGTAGGAAACAACTCGACATCATCTTCTTGGATGGTGAGTGTCGTAGCGTCCGCACTAAGGTCCGCAGCCAGCGTAGACCGCGCAAAGTTAGAGAACTGGAATGGACGCAGGTCAATTGCCATTAGTTGTCTCGTAAGTACTCAAGCAACCCTGCAGTAATCTGCATAGAAACTTCGTCCCCCGCACTAAACGCAGCGGGAGTAGTGGACTCTTGTCCACGCTCAATGGTCAGCGTGTCGCTGGTTCTCCCCGTGCAATGCACTATCTCACGGGTGTTGGTAGCGATGTTTCGTAGCGTCAGTACAGCGTACTCGTAAACGTCAGGCGCTGGGAATAATGCCCCGTCACCGGCAGAGAGGCTGATCGTTAAAGAGCCTGCGGTTATGTCCGCCGCTAGGCTTGATATTGCGTTGTTCTTGAATAGCGGACTATCAACCATTATGTAACCCTCATAATGAAGTACACGCCGACGAACGGTGGAACAGTCGATACTGATGCCAGCGTGTGAGTATGGTCAGCAACTGCATCCATCGCTACCGTATGGGTGTGTCCGCCGTCTCCGCCGACTGTCTCGACTAGTGGGGCACTATCGTCACCGGCCAATGCAATGAACGAGTTGGATACGTTCGCTGTACGTCCTGCAACTGACTCAGCATCGCTCGCTCCGAGGCCGCTGGTATCTGTCGTCGCCGTGCTTGTATCGCCCCATAATTTATGGCTATGGGCTGGCATCTCGGCTTCAGTAAGAACGTGGCTTGCAGCGAGTCCGGTTGGTGTATGTCCGCCGCCTGCTCCGGTGCTTCCAGATGCCGTAGCCGATCCGCCTGTAGCGCCGACTGCGACTGCGCCGCCCGCTCCGCGTGGGAAACTTCCTCTCAGGTCTGGAGTACCGTTGGTGCCGTCACAGTTCTGCCACCCCGAAGGTAGTGAACCGAGCGTGCCGTACCACATTATGATCGAGTTAATGGGCAGGTATGTAAGTCCATTATCGGCGGCGGTTCGTATCGCAGAACCGGACGCTAACGCCCGAGTACCGTCATCAGGGACTGAGATTTCGTTAGAGCTATCGTCAACTGTGCCTCGAAGGGGGACGCCTACGATCTGCCCTTCAGTCATCTTCGTGTTCGTGCCATCGATCGTTGCGTCTGTCAGGCTCTGCGTGTTCATGTCGAGAGCGCCAGCCATCGTCCCGCCGTTCTTCTGGACGAACTCTTCCGCCGTCTCTTTAGTAAGACGTAGCTCGCATCTAGTAACGCCAAGCGTCCACGCCTGTGCTGTAGTGCCCTCCTGCCCACGAACAACCGTTAGGCTGTCAGTAGCACGTGCGGTTACTTGGACAAGCTCAAGATCACCGGCTGCGTTCTGTAGCGCTGCCATGAAGTACTGTGAGCCAGTCGGATTAGGGAACAACGCACCAAAGCCGGTTTCCAACGCGATCGTTGTGTCCGTGTCATTGATGCTTGCCGAGAGTAAGGCACTCGCATCATTCGTAAATAGGATATTGTCAGCCACGTCGAACCTCCACAACAGCGATCTGCACTTCGTCCTCGCGGACCTGTCCAACGCTGGTAGTCACGGTAAATGTAATCACGTATTCCTCGCCCTCGACTCCGCCACTGGCGTAGTAGGCAAACTTATCGCCGTCTGGTCCGATTACGATCCGATCAACCAGAAGGGCAGGTGAAGTAACGTTGTCAACCGAAGCGGTAACTGTAGAAATTACCTCGCCTTCTTCCAGCCATTGCGCAGCCAGCACCAGCCTGCGGCGGTCTGCGGCGGCGGACTGTGTGTAGCGCCCAATTAATGAGTATGATCCTATTCGCATAACGAACTCCGTATGGTCGGCGGGCCGCACTCTTCTTCATCTAGTGCAGGCGCTCTATAGCAAACCCTCTCATTAGCGACCACATCTAGTCCAAAAACCAGAGTCGGTATTGTGTAGTACTGTCCGCCGATCGACTCGCCCAACGCTAGAGTATACGCCAGATGATAGGTATTTACCGGCCCCAGTACCGCCGCGCCAAGCCCGAGGGAGAAAAACCCGCCCGGTGGAGTCACTGGATAGAGATAGTAGTTAGCGCCTAGCAATGAAGACTGCAGGCCATCCACGTCCTCTGCTTGCAAGTACATGATCAGCTCTGAGTACGCGTCGTCGCCCGTGTCATCAAACAGGACGATGTGGTATGCGTCACGGTTGTCGAGAAGCTGTAGCCACTCCACTGGAGTCCCGCCAGCCACCGAATCATCAAACGTCGGCGTGGGGATCGCTTCTGACGTAGCAATGACAAACGACTCATCAAGCTGATCGCGGAACTGTAGGGTGCCGTCGTAGGTGAACCCCTCAGAGAGCAAAAGCCCTTTGATGTTGAGGGCTGTCCAATCCAAAGTACCTGCGGCTAATTGCCCAAATGCGTTGGGGTATAGCCGTGCGCTCACAGTGTTTGGCTCCGGCGTACGCCCCATGAAGGGGGAAACGACCAGTTCTGCGCCTGTACGTAGCCTTGCTTCGCCTGACCCATGTATCGCCCACATTGGGCTATAAAGTTGCGTCTATGGATCATTGCAAGCTGTGGCGCAGAATAAGGCTTGTTCGGGTGCATGAGCATCCGTGCCATAAACCCTTCCAAGATCGCATCATAGAATTTCAGGGCTGCGATTCTCGGTAAGTGTTCGACTGATTGTTTCGGAGTCAATGCGACGAAAATATCAAGCGCATCGTCATTGTCTGTTGCAAGCAGCGGGTACAAATGGAACACGTCAGGATGCCCCGGCTCTGCATAGTAATGTGTTGGTACGTCGCTAGTCTCGGTGTTCCGCGCCGGTCGTTGGGGGAGCGGGGTTAGTGCGTTGCCGTTGAATGCTACGCCTAGAATTCCGATCACGTTCGAGTATTGGTCATACGGCGACTGCCAGTATTGTTTATCGCCTGCTTTAGCGTTTACGTTCTCAATGAGCCCCTGCCATGCAAAGGTACGCTCAAAGAACTCACGGGCAGTGAGGACTAGCTCGCGGGAAAGTAGCGAGCGGACTGCGCCGGGGAAAAGGGGGAGGGAATCCTTTAGCCATGTGTCGAGGGTAACGTCGCACTCGCAACCTGCGCCCTCCAGAAATACAGCGTCAACCATGGCTTAAATTCCTATAACAGAGTTGCGGAACTGCTGCAACATCATCATCGCACGTCCGTCAACCGTGAACTCATCGTCCGTCACCTCAATCGACCCAACAACATACATCATCAGGGGATTAAAAAATTGCATCTCGATCCCGAAATCTACGGTCCAAGCTGTCTCGCCTGTGGCCGGAGTTGCGGAGTCGGTAAGTAGGGGAACGTTCAAAGCGTTGGCGTCATACAGGTCATAGAACGCATCAGGCCGAATTCGGGAAAGCTCTTGCAATCCTCGATTCAGCGTGGCGACTAGGTAAGCATCCGTAAAGCGCTCATCCTCAGTGTCCTGAAGTAAGTCGCGGGCTTCCGTAACTATATCCTGATATGTTTTTGCCATCGTAGTCCCTGAAACCCAGAGGGGGTACAAAAGTACCCCCCGAGGGTAGGTTGGGAAATTAGCCCTTCTGGACTACGCCACGGCCCATCGCAACGCCGTTCACGACTTTGTAGCCGTAAACTTGCAAGCCACGGAGCAAGTTGGAGAACGAACGCTCAGAGCGCAAGGTTTCCAGCTTCGTGAACTGTGCAGCGAAGGTCAAAGCAGCGTCGGTGCCAAACAGGATCGGCCACTCATCTGCATAGCCGTCTACTTCGAGAAGCAGGTTCGACATGTAGATGGTGAAGCGATCGATCATGCCCAGACGACCGTTGCGAAGCATCGAAGTACCGTCACCGGCCAGCGAAGCATCTTTCAACTCAGACGATTTAATCCGAGCAGCCATCCATGCAGGGATGACAATCCAACGGCCCGTCTCAGGGATATTGGACTCGTCAAGAACCTGACCACACTTCACAATGTAGTCGATGATTGCTTCGGAGTTCGATGCGTCGTTACCTGCGCCCGTGCCTTCAGTAGCGGCTGCTACGAATTGCGGGACACCGTTCTGACCAAGATCCAAGTCGCCAGAAATGGCACCGGCAGTCAAGCCACGGTTTGCAGAGTTGATGTCAGTCGTCGTCGAGAGCGCACCAAGAACGTCCGTATCAACGGCGATCTTCATTTGCTCTGCGGCGTCTTCCGACCAGATGCTCAACTGATCAATATCCGACTGGATTTCCATCACGTCGTCCAACGCTAGGTTGAAGTACTTACCTTTGTCGATAAGCAACTCAACGAGGTTGCTCGACGGACGCTGAATCGACAAGTCGATGTCAGTCTCGTAGTCCGTGATGCTGATCGTTGGCCGAGTACGAATCTTGACTTTATCGCCTTTGTTGGCAATCTCGCCTTCGTAATCGGTATTCGCAATTGCGCCAAGAACGGTTGCAGCGTAGAACTTTTCTACGAGCTTTCCGCTCCATACTTCAGGGATGAAAATTCCCGAATAAGCCGGGGACGGCGTAGAGCCTGCCCACGGTGTACCTACTGTAAATGACACGATAGTTTCTCCTAGTTACGTGTTACAGATGCAGACTAGGGCGACTTGATGCGGCCTTCTTTTTGCGCTTTGAATAAGTCACGTTCGAGTTTATCCAACTCTTCAGGGACTTTCTTTCCCTTCTTAACGTACTCGTTCTTCTGTGCATAAAGTTGGGCCACGTCTTTTTGCGTCCATGTCCGCTTTCCGGCTTCGTTAGGAGCGCTGGCTGTCGGGGCATTTGCCGCACCGGGTGCGACTAAATTCTCAATCTTCGTCTGTGGTTCCTTCGAGGTGGTCTTTTCCTCGGTAGGAGTATCAGAAGACTGCTCCGTTGTTACAGCGGCGTTTTCATTCAGATAGCCCTTAAAAAAGGCGACGACTCGATTTGTGTCGTTACCTTGAAAAGCTTGTCGCAGTAAATCTCCTCTCTTACTTCCTGCGTACGGGTCTGTTTGGTCAAGCCAGTTCAAAAACTCAGGGTCTTCGTTCTGCTTAGTCCAGTTAGGAACTTGTTCTCCCAACACCCGTAGTAATTCCTGTTGCTTCGATTGTGCCATGGTCTGTGACACTTGTGAAGTATTCTGCTCGACTTTCGTAACCTTGTCTGCTAAGGGCTGCGTGCCCTTCGACACCATTTCCTTAGCAATTTCGGTCGCCGTGCGCTGAATAAAGTCATGTAGGTCAGGGCCAAACGTCTCAATCTCTTCGGCGCTAACCAGCGGTTTCGCAGGCTCTTTTGCGG